GCCCCGCGTGGTCACGGAAAAAGCGTCCAGGTAATGGGCAAGATAATACACACCCTCGGGCGCAATCCCAATGCCAGGGTAAAGATTATCGGTGCATCGGATGACAAGGCCAAAGAAATCCTCGGGTTAGTCCGTGAAGTAATTGCGAACAACCCTAAAGTGCAAGAGGTATTTCCGAATCTGATCATTGATACTGTCCGAGGCGATACTAAGACAGCGTTCTTTGTTGTCCGAGATATACAGCAAAGAGACGCTTCGGTTGAAGCTGCAGGTGTTCTGTCTGCTGGAGCTGGTGGCCGTGCAGACCTTTTAGTTTGTGACGATATCGTAGACATGAAGAATGCAGTAATTAACCCCGCTTTGCGCGAACAAGTCCTCAGTGTAGTACAAGAAACGTGGTTCAGCTTAGTAGCCGCTACAGGCACGATTATATGGATATGCACACCATACCACGTGGCAGACGCCACACATAGGCTAAAAGCTACAGGATCATTCGAAGTGTGGTGGCATCCGGCTATCGAGTATGTTGTTCAATACGATGAAGAGGGCAACCCCAAAGTTGATCCAAAAACCCAGCAACAAGTAGTAGTCAAAAAGATACTTTGGCCCGGAAAGTGGTCAGAGGAACTACTTGAAGCAAAGCGGCAGGAAATTACTGATCGACCATTTGCTCGTCAGTACCTGTTGAATGCTATGTCGGATGAGGAGAGAACATTCCCGGAGAGTGCTCTCGAAAGTAGTTTCGATTATACTATTGCCGACATCGGAGAGGAAATTGGAGAGGACTGGCCGACATACGGCGGTGTAGACCTCGCATCTGCACTGGGTAAAAAGAATGCGTGGACGATCATCTTTACACTTGCGAAGAATCCCCATACAGATAAATTGCACATCAAAGAGATTTATCGTAAGCGCATGAAGTTCCCTGAGATTATGAAAGTGATGGTAGAGCAGTATCGTAAGCATAATTGGAGACAATGCCTGGTAGAAAACAATCAATTCCAGCAGGCAGTTATCGACGCATTGGCTGATGTCGATCACACAATGCCAGTAGAATCGTTTACTACCGGAGTCAACAAAGCTAACGAGCAGGTAGGTTTGCCTGCAATGTCTGTTGATTTTGCAAAATCCAGGTTTGCTATTCCGGCAGCGAAGTTCCCACTTGCCCCTGATGACCTCAGTATGTTGGGTATATTTATGAATGAATTGCGAACACACCCCGGAGGTGAGTTTAGTGATACTATTATGGCATGCTGGTTTGCATGGACAGCAGCCAAGAGAGCTTCAGGCGATTTCGAAGATGCTTGGATGGATGCCAGCAAACAGTAATGAGTCTGGCTTTTTCAATAGAAATGTGGTATTATAGAATGGAATAAAAGCGCAGGAGACACAATTATGGCGTCACCCAATGGACAATATGAAGGTTCTGTTAATTTGTATGGTGGAGCATCGGGAACAAACACCAATGCTGATTCGCCATGGTGGGCTAAGAAACTTGGTAGGTTTCTGAAAACCCTGTTTGACCCTGATACACCAGGAGAAACATTGCATCCTGTAGCTAATGTCGGTAACGGTATGGTATCGACAGCAGTGACCGATACGACTTCAATATCCAGCATGGCCAATGCATGGCGTGTGCACCAAACTCGGAAATCAATTTATCAGGACATTAATAGAATGGATTCCGAGGATGAAATTGTTGCGACTGCTCTCGATATCATTGCTGATTGTTCGGTATCTTATTCCGAAACTGCGGATCAAGAATTTAAGATCAGGTCCGAAAATCCCAAGGTAGAAAAGGTGCTTACCGATCTTGTGCGTAGACTGGATTTGAAAAATGACAGTTGGCAAATATGCCGAGATATGGTCAAGCACGGAAATGAGATGCGTGAAGTCGTCATTGACAGGGCAACCAATCGCATAATCGCATTCAAGCAAACCATCAGCTACCAAGTCTACCCGAGAACCAATAAACATGGTGACAAGATTCCTGGGTGGGTAGTCAAAACTGATGGGGATGTATTCACAGGCAAAGAATACAATCTGGAAGAGTGGCAAATTGTGCCATTTATATTTGGGTCACGATCAGGCTTTTTAGCCGTTCCTCCTCTGGCGTCAGCGCGTAGAAACTGGATTCGTTTGACCAAGATCGAAGATGGCATGGCTATTGCTCGACTTATACGTGCTTACGATAAAATTGTTCACAAGATTCCTGTTAGACAGGACATGCCTCGTGATGAAATCCTTGCCCGCATTCGACAATACAAAGATGCAATCAGCAAACGCAGAATCCTTGATTCCAGCGGATTGATAACCCAGGTTGATGCACCTCTCGATGTCCAAACAGACTTTTATCTGCCGGACGACGGATCAAATCGTGGTGGGGTAGATATTCTGAGTGCCAACAATGCTCAGCTGGGTAACTTGAATGATGTCGTGTATCAGAGAGAAAAACTGCTGAGCAGACTTCAGGTTCCGCTGGCTTACCTGCAGATCACTTCCGCACAGAAGACTCACCTTACGTCTTCATCTAACAAGAAGTCCGATGTGGAGCTACAATTTGCTCGTATGCTTCGGAGAGTCCAGCGCCACCTTAAAAAGGGTCTGCATAGACTCTGTGACATAGAATTGCTATTAAACGGTATTGCCCCAGAGGAAGGTTTGTACACTATCGAACTCACTCAGATTAATACTAAGGACCTGCGGGAAGATGCAGAAATTGAGCTGACTTATGCACAGGCTGCCACTTACTTTGTTGAGGCATTCGGTAGTTTGCCACCGGCACTTTTGGCTGACAAGTTCATGCATCTTAACCCTGAGCAGCAAAAACTACTCAATGAGTTCTTAGATAAATATGGTGACAGACTTTCGACAGCACGGGTCAAGGGTATTGAAAATAAAGCCAAGCCTGCTGCTCCTAGTGGATTCGGTAAAAGTTCGGCAACTCGATCTACGGAACAGCCACCAGCCAAAGGCGCAGGCAAAAAGAAACAATCTGTGCCTATTGATGCTTTGGTTGATGTGTTTTATAGTTTGACTGAAGAAATTAATCAGGATTTTAGAGCGCAAGGTATTGATGTGCCTGAACTCGATGAGAGCCACCGCAATGTTATCGAAGCCAACTTACTGGCATTGGCTGATAGGACGGTAGTGGTAGAATGATAGAAATCCTTAATGAGGATTGTCTCACCGGCATGAGGCGGAAATTTACCGATAATTCGGTAGATTGTATCGTTACATCTCCGCCATACAACTTAGGAATAGCCTACAAACACTACAATGATCACATAGCGCGACAAGAATATCTACACTGGATAGCCGATGTATCTTACGAGATGTATAGAGTTCTATCCGACTCAGGGAGTTTGTTTTTAAACCTCGGATCAAAACCTACCGATCCATGGGTTGCCTATGATGTCATTGATGTATTCAGGAGGAACTTTCAACTACAAAATCAGTTTATTTGGGTAAAATCTATTGCTATAGATAGCAAGGGCTCGTATGGACATTACAAGCCCCTAAACTCTCCAAGATTCGTAAACGATTGTTTCGAATTCATCTTTCACTTGACCAAGGATGGTAATGTGCCGATTGATAGATTATCTATCGGTGTTCCTTACTCCGACAAGACGAATGTAAAGCGTTGGAACGGAGTTAAGTCCGACATTAGGTGTCGAGGTAATGTGTGGTACATTAACTATCCTACAACTCAAAAGCGCAAATCGCATCCTGCCACATTTCCTCCAACCCTAGCCAAGCGGTGTTTTATGCTACATGGAGTAGAGCAAATCAAAGTTAGTCTTGATCCATTTTGTGGTGTGGGCAACAGTGCCCTTGCTGCAAAAGAACTAGGAATAGACTTTGTAGGCTTTGAACTTGATAAAACCTACTGTGATGAGGCTATAAGTCTTATTGGAGGATAGTATGATCGCAGCAATGTGGAAACCAGCATCTATGAGTCAGTTCATTGAGGATTACTTGGGAGGTGCTAGTGATTTCGACCTAGCAAAACAGCATGGAGGCACACCCGATACAGTTCAAAAGTTAATTAAGCGTTTGCGAGATGAGGAAGGTCTCTATTCTCGAACAGAGATCAAGGAAGCCAAAGCCGGTGAGTGTGACAAACTAAAGTTCGAGTATAAGGGTCTGCGTGAACGCAGAGATTTTAGAGAGTTTCTTCAGGTTGCCCGCACAAAAGTTGAAATCGAATCCATATTCGGTGATACAACCTCTGAACTACTGGCCGAAAAGTACCCCGGTCTTAACCTATTCTCCCAGCTCAATAACTACGGTAAGGAGATATACATCCTCTTACCTGAAGTTGATCGAGCAAAGATTAAGTTAAAAGAACGTAGTTGGAAGTTCTTTCACTCAGAGTCAATCGAGGGTACGTTTAATCAGCCTTACCAACTCGTGCAGCTGCCCGACGAGATGTTTGACAACCCAGAAAAAGAGGTTATCATAGCGCCTCTCTTCGATGTTCACTTTGGGCACTATGGACATAAAAGAGAAAAGTTGCTTTCGTATATTCGATGGATTGAAGAGACTCCGAATATACTGACTTTTATCGGCGGAGACCTCCAGGAAAATGCACTCGAAACAGGCAAGGGAATGACTTACTCCCAAGAGTTCCCACCGGACATGCAGATAGAGGGCATCAGTCAGATACTTGCCCCCATCGCGCATAAGATACTGTTTGCAATGCCAGGTAACCACGAACGAAGGAGTATCAAAGCCGCTGGCATAGACCCCATGAAAGTGACAGCACAGATTTTGGATGTCCCTTACTTTAATGGTCCGGTCTACTGCTCCATTATGGGCAAAGAGCATCGGTGGCGCATTTACGCATTTCATGGATTTACGAACTCTCAAACAAAAGGTGGTAAGTTAAACGCGGCAGGCAAGCCCCGAATCTTTACAGATTTTGTCAATTTCTATGTTTCGGGACATACGCACGATCCGATTGTTAATCCCGAAACTTGCATCGTAGAAGACCCTGAGCGCTGCAGACTAATTTACTGCACTCAATGGACTGTCGTATGTCCTAGCTTTATGCGCTGGGAACAAACTTATGCCTATGAGTTTGGATATCCACCTCCGGGAAAAGGTGGGGTTGCTATGCGACTATATGCAAATGGAGATTATAGTGCCAACCTAAGAGACCACAATTCCTAAATATTTCTCGATTAATTTAAGGGCTTAGCTGGTAATTATACCTGCTAAGCCCTTTTTTGTGTTATAATAAAGTGATGGACACCCCTAAGATATAGTTTTTTGCTAAACTATTATCAAGTAAAGTATGTGAGGTCGATCACAAATGAGCAAACTACTCGCAGGACCGAAAGCTCGACTTTTAGTGACACAGGTTGCCAAGCGCAAAGATGTGACACCGGAAGCGGGTAAGAAAAAGTATGGAAACGTAAAGTTTGCCGATACGGTGAACAAGAAGTATCCACTTGATACCGAGGAGCATATTCGTGCGGCATGGAGCTACATTAATATGCCAAAAAATGCGGCTAAGTATTCTGCTGGCGACTTGAAAGTTGTAAAGAGTCGAATTAAGGCAGCTGTGAAGTCGAGCGGTATCACAATCTCTGCGGATGACAAACAGGACTTTGAGGCACTAAACCATAGCACGCTTCTTCCGGTGACCCAGGACCATTATCATATGGAAGGGTCCGAGGAAGAACATCTGGCTGCAGTTTCTCTTGCGTTCTGTAAATGGAAGAAAACCAAAGACTGGAATGATTATTATTGGGCATCGATTCTCGGAGTTTTCGATGATCATATAATCTTCTATGTGGATGAGTATTCCAAGGGGATTGAATATTTTGAGGTCGGCTATGAAACCGACGAAGACAGTAAGATCACTATTTCAGGCGAAGTCGAAGAGATTAATGTAAAGCTTGTAAAAGAGAAACTTAATATCTCCGATGAAGATGCCAACGACGATGAGGAGCAAAGTGCAACGATGAAAGACAAAGAAGAAAAGAAACAAGATGCGGTAGAAGATGGAAGTGTCATCGCTGCTGCGGCTGCTGCCACTCCCAGTCAGATTGGGGCTGGCACACTTGCTGACGGAGACTCTACCGATGCCAACACTGCTGGAGCCAGTGTTAAGGATGTAAGTGACGACAGTGTTACCAAACCTGTAACACTTACAAACGAAGCTGGTGCAACCGGTGATGATGGTAGCTCGGAAACAGAAGTCAAAGCAGCCCTCGATAAGACAGCCGCTGGCTACAAAGGTGACGCTGCTGGGAGTGATAAAACTCCGGCTGTGTATCCATCGAAGCAAGCTGTTCAAGGCGTTTCTTATGATCAGGCTGGTGTGAGCATGTGTCACATTCAGTCAGTGAAAAAGACTGCCGAAAAGGATGGCAAAACAACGATGAAGATTCAAGGTATTGCTACTCGTGGCGATATCGTGAATCAGGCCGGACAGGTTTATCCTCTGTCAGTTTGGGAATCCAACCTGCCTAGGATGAATGAGCTGGCCGCACAGGGCAAGTTCCTTGGCAAACTGGAACATCCTGATTTTGATCAGGGCCTTGTAGATACTGCAATTAAGTGGGATAGATTCTGGCTGCAGGGAGCCGATGTTTGGTTCGAAGCAACAGTTGTGCCCACTGAGCCTTACGGCAAGAATCTTCAGGCAATGCTTGAATCCGGTGTTCAGGTTGACATGTCTTCCCGAGGATATGGACACTTCGAACAGCAGGATTGGAGAGGGGTCACCCGACCGGTCATGCAGGAAGATTTCATTTGCACAGCAATTGATGCTGTGTCACACGGGGCATCCACTGGGTCTGGCGTAAAGAGCGTCGAATACCAGAGCACAACTAAAACTAATCAAGGAGATACTAAAGTGGATAAGGAAAAAGAAGTCACCCAATCCAAAGCTGAAGCCATTATCGCTAAGGCTACTCTCAGAACTACTCGCGATGCTCTGCTCGCCGAAGCCGGTTTGAATGAACAAGGTATGCGGGCGTATAAGCAGGCTCTCGACAGCGAAACCACGCTGGAAGGGCTTGTTGAGAAGAGCGAGCTGATGCTGCCGACTCTTCAGGCTGTATTTAGTGCCGAGACCAAGACCGAAGAGGTTGTTCAGAGCGCTACCTATCAGCCTACGTTCTTCCAGAAGCAGTCTCAAGAGGAACTTGCTCCTAAGAACGTTGGTGAACTGCTGGATCGTCTGGTTGCCGATATGCCGGATCATTATCCGGGGATGACGGCTGCTCAGAACAGTCATATTCCGAATCACTTCCGAAGTCCGAAGGAAGCGTGTCGGCGATTGATGGCAAACGTTGCCCGTGAGCGGCAGGGTATGTTCGATGGTGGCTGTGCTGCCCGGACACTGCTTGCCCTTGAGCAGGGTAAGGTTGAGCTGGCTCAGGATATCCTGACTCAGAGCATCGATGCTACGACCGGCACACTGGCAAACGCTGGTGCTGATCCTGGTGGTGCTCCGTTGAGCAACTACCTGATCTTCCCGCTGATTCGAAGGGTTTACCCTCAGTACATCATGAATGAGATTTGTTCCATTCAGCCGATGGACAGGCCGGAAGGTAAGATTTTCTACCTGGATCACATCCGAGCTTCGGATAGTCCGGCTACGCTGAGAGTTGACCTCAACACTTCGGCGAACCCGTTCAACTCCAGCTATTCGGATAACGCGACTGAAGGCGCTGCGGCCAACATGATCAAGCTCAAGCTGTCGAGCGTGACCGTCGATGCTCACACCAAGAAATTGGGCGCTGATTGGTCGATTGAAGAAATGCAGGACCTCAGAGCCTATCATGGCCTGGATGCTGCGCAGGAACTCTTGGGCGGTATCGCTCGTGAGATGGCTCTGGAATGGAACCAGGAAGTTCTTGATGACATGCTGAGCAAGGCTACAGCTTCCGCGAGAACATTCGGTGGAACCATGCCTACAAGTTTCTCGACTACCCAGAAAGATTGGGACGAGTATCTGTGGGTTTATATCCAGGCTCTCGACAATGATATCTTCGCCAAGAGAAATGGCCCGATGACTCACATTGTTGTGGGTATCGATGCCGCTCTTGCCATGGCTAAGTCCATGAGAGGAACTTTCACCATCGGTGGTCCTGATGGCAACGCTTCGGAACTTGAGATGTATCCGGGAACTACGTTCTTCGGAACCCTCAACACTCCGAACGGCAGCCGCTACAGAGTGTTCAAGACGAACTTCTGGGGTGCTGGCACTACCAACGGTTCGAAGATTCTCGGTATTCGCAGAGGCACGGAATGGTCTGACACTCCGTATATCTGGGCTCCTTATACCGATTATGTCACTCCGATGCTCACCGATCCGGCTGACTTCAGTCAGAAGCAGGGCATCGTTAGCAGAGCGGCGAAGAAAGTCGTTGTCGCAGACGCTATGGGTTACATCACTGTCAGCTCTGGACAAGGTGTTGCTCTCTAAAGAGCACCCTGTTCAATTTCTACAAAGCCCTCCGAATAATCGGAGGGCTTTGTTATTAAGACTTTCTTAAAAACTGGAACTGTGCTATAATGAAGTATGGATAAACCAATTAAACTATACGCTCGTAATAGAGGTAATGCACCGATACATCATGGGCGCGATATAATTATCCCTGCTCATACTTATACGGTGTTTTCTGCCGAAACCTGTGAACAACTACGAAACTGTGGATTACCTTTACAGTTCGAAGGAGATTCAGATTTTGCACCTCTATGGATACGAAATGTTCCGGACAAAACTCCTAACCAAGTGAGGTAAAGTTAAATGGGAAATGCTATCACATCGATGCAAGAAGTAATTCAGTGGCTTACTCGTGCGTTTAAGAAACTCACAGCACTCATTAGTGTAGGTGATGCTACAAACGCTGCAGCCCTAGCATCCGAGATTCAGGGCATTGTAACTATGTATCTCAACATAATTAAAGAGTTCCTGCCCACGCAGACAGTTTCCGCTTTTCCGAAAAACACACTGTCACGTTTAACATGGTTCGCTAAGAATATATCGTGGATACAGATACTTGTGACTTTTATTAGTGGTACCAATCCATTTACTTACGCTAAATCGGCGGCTGATCAGGTGGCTAATAAGTGGGGTTTCTAAGATGTCTGTAACTATTGCCGAGGTAAAACAGGAACTTGAAAGACGTAAGTTTCCCAGTATGTTGTCTGCTGATGACTACATTGGGGTAACTGATGCTGCTTGTCGTGAACTTACCAGGTATACCCCTATCAGCAAATGGGTGAGTTTTAACACTGTAGCACAGCAGAGCGATTATCGTATATTCGATCCAGATGATGCAACGACAGTAGGTATAGCTGCCGGAGCACGAAAAATCAATGATGTAATATGGTCTCCAGGAGGGGATTGGTCCAGTTTGAACATATATTCTCCTGGTTGGATTATGTTAGCTCAGATGGTAGTTTTTACGGGATCATTCTTTCATCAGCCGAGCCAAATGTTACTTTTGCGCCAAAAACTTGATGCGTGGAAACAGCAGTTCGGTTCACAAGGATTTGATCTCGTGGGCAACGTCGGCAACATTGATTCTGTTCTTCGTATATTCCCTGTGCCTCAACAATCTGATGCCAAGGTTATGGTAGAGTTATCTATGCCGGTTACCTTAGCAGATGTCAACGATCCTATGAGCGAGTATTTTTATCTCTGGGCAGAGTACTACGCTGCCGACGCTCTGGCGAACCTTTATGCAACTACAGCAGGTATCGATCTTCTTAACTTTGCTGATTCCACAGCAGCCATGAAATATTGGGAAGGTAAGACCAAACGATATTATGCTCGTGCTGTTTCCTACTCTGCCGATATTGGTGGCATAGTTGAACGGAGTTAAATATGAATCCCGGTTCCAAAGAAGCCGTATTCAGAGGACGCGTCCTTGAAATATTGACTGCCTTAGCCCTGCAGTATCCGTCTCTTTCGGTTACTGTTGATCTTTGGCGTCTGGGCGTCATCAATGGGGGTGATAGCGATTACCCCGATGATACAGTTGAAAAATGGATCAGGATAGCAGAAAATGTTCCGGCTTTCTTCGTTTCAACCGCCGAGCGCTGGTATCAGAAAGAAGAAGGTATAATCCGCATGAATGTAGACTGGGTAATTACTCCAGCCTTATACAATATGGAGCCGAGTGACCACGTGATTATCGGCGGAGAGCCTTGGATGGTGGTCGAGACTGCCGAACAAGCAGGTATATCGAAACTTAAAATCGATAAAGTTAAATCACGCTTTGTGGCTCCAAGTAGGTCTGATCCTACATATAGACAAATGTCTATAAGGGCACGGATAGTATAATGATCAGACCTGTGATTAAAATGCGTTGGAAAAAACTTGACACTGAGGCTATACTCGGAACTTTAGCCACAGAGATAGCAGCAGAGCTTAACGAGTTAAAAGTGCCGATAAAAGCAGTCGTCGCTCGAAACATTGGCACTCAGTATTTTACACTCAGAGACTTGCGTATGTTGCAGCACCCTTACAGAGTGGGTGGCCCCGGAAGACCTGGTGGATTGCCAGCCGGAGTAGTTAATAGGCAATCAGGTGAGTTTTATCGAAGCATAAGGGTTCGTGGACCATTAATCTCAAAGAATCGAGTGCTCATCACTCTGTATAGCAGCGGTGACAAAGAGAAAGGTGGCTGGTTGCTGGAAGGCACGAAAAGAATGAAAGGCCGACCTTGGACCGTTCATCTTGAAAAAGAAGTAGATAAAGTGATTATGCCTGTTTTAGACAGACTTACTTACTTAAATAAAAGACTAAAGGTAAAAGTGTAGCTATGGCAAACATACCTAAGTTCATAGATCATATTCGTGATATACTCGTAGTTCTACCAGACTTAACGAGTAGAGGTGTGGGCAAAACGCATATCTACAGACAATTTGCCCCACAACTCAAAGACCCGTCTGCGCCACATGTTATCTTATCTTACGAAATAGATAAAAGAGATGTGGGCCTAGATATTGATGACTTTCATTTCTATGTGAAAGTCCACATTCAAGAACGCGCACAAGATGCGGAAATAGTGGGCAAAGCTGTCATTGATGCTTTGCACAATCACAAGTACTCGGACAATAATATTGTAGTTCACAAAATGTTCGATGTGGGCGGTCCTGTACAACCTTGGTTTGATAAAGAACTTAACCACTGGGAAGCTATTATGGAGTTTGAAGTCAGCTTGGGTTAAAGTTGGACACCCCTAAGTTACTGTTTTCTGATAAACTAGTACCAAGTTAACTTGATGACTAAAACTCACCTTAAGGAGAACCGAAAATGATAGTCAACAAAAATAACATCAGTCTTGGCCTTGGAAACCTTGAACTGGGAACCTATACCAATGATGTATTCGATACATATACGGATATAGGTGCGATCAAGACAGAACTCACCATTACCCACACAAGGGAAGTCCTGGACTTCGAGAGTGGGCGTCCGTTGGTCGTCATCCTGCAGGAAGTTATTCGTGAGCGCGTTGTCATTACACTGACTTTCGCTGAGATCACGGTAGCGACCCTTAAGATGGCTCTGGGCCAGGGTAGTATTACAAGCGGGACTATACCGACGTTCCTTGATGCTACTTCTACGGCGCTGTCGGGAACTTTGGCTGCGGGCAAAACTGCCGTTGTCAGTGGTGACCTGTTGAAGTTCGGTGGGATTCCTACTCATGCTTATGTCGGATTGCGTTTTACTCATGTTAAGGCGAACGGCAAGCGACACATCTTCGAAGGCTACAAAGCCTCTCCGTCCGGAGATTTGACCCTGCCTTTCCGTGAGACGGACTGGAATCTGACAACCGCCACATTCCGATTGCTGGCGGATACTACAAAGGCTGCTGGCGAGCAGTATTACCAGCTGCACTTTGAGTCCTAAAACTGAATATAGAGTCAAAGAAAAAGGGAATCTATTAATTTAGATTCCCTTTTTCGCCGTACATATGGTATAATAAGAATGCTAGTAAACATACCTGGAGGCAAAAAGATGACTGATAAGTTTAAGTGGGACGATAAGGCGCTAATTCCTGATTCTGTCGAAGTTACTCTTCCGGCAGAAGTAACTGGTAGCGAAAAAGTCAAAGTTAAGTTTTACGAACTTTCTAGGCCCGATCTAGTTGGATTTGTCGCTGAAGCGATAGATAAGAAGTTCGTCAATGTCAACGATGAAACCGGAGATATAAGCAGAACTCCATTCAAGGATGTTGAAGCCGAGCAGAGCAAACTTTTGTTCAAATACTTGGCTATAGCAACCAAGAATGTGCACAGTGCCGAATTCTTCGAAAATTTAGCACTGACCTCCGGCGGACTCTATGCCCTGGTAAGCATGCTTCTCACCGTTAACCATCTTGATGAGATTTTGGCTACGGGGGGAAACTGGTTGCTTCTTCCGTCAGTAAGAACGATGTTGACGGAAGAAGCGGAAAAGACAGAAAGCGACGAATCCCTGATCCACCAACCGACTACGGAAGCATAGTAGAAAATATTTGTTCCGAGCACGGTTGGACTATCGAGTATGTGACAAGTTTAACATGGAGACAGACTGCCTGCATACTCGAACGGCAATGGGCGCGCAAACTGTGGGAAATAGAGACAGGCATCGTAACTAATCCCATGGCATCGTTCGAAGACGAAAAGAAAAAAGAACCCTCTTCAGGTGGTGATGGCACTATCGATGCCACTACAGAGGACGGTATAGCTCAGCTTCAACGTATGGGTTTACCTGTTAAGAGGCTAGAATGATTGAGATAGGAACTGGTATAGATTTATCTGGGGCACGGGCCGGTCTTTTGCAATTGGACGGCATGGTAGATGTTGCTGTCAAAAATATGGCCGCAAAAGCCTCTGCTGCAGGTAAAGTCGTAGGAGGCATGGCACTCAGTGGCATGTCCAACCTGTCTCAACTGAATCAAGCGACCGCTAGTATGGAGCGCATGGTTACTACTGGTGGTCGCTTGAACCAAGTTCTTGGTAAAACATCAGCCATGATGACTTCGGGACTTGGCATTGGAAACATGGTGCTTGGTCTCGGAGCTTTATCATTAGCATTCGGTAGAGCAATTGAAAAGGCTGAGAAATTTCAAACTGCACAGTTATCTATTCAAGCCATACTCCTGTCTACCTACAAGACCGTCTCCACGTCTACGGGTAAGCCTGCGTCGGGCATAGATTCATTCCTGTATGCTCAGGCACAATCTCAGAAGTATAATTTACAGATCATTGAACGATCTCGTAAAAACATACTTTCTTACGAGGAACAACTGCAATCATTCCAAACCGGTCTTGCTGCAGGTGGACGCAAAGGTTTAGGCCCTGAAAAGGTTATGGATATCTCCGAAACTATTGCTGTGGCATCCAAAGCAATAGGTATGCGAGGAGAACGAATTGCTGAACAGGTTCGTATCCTGTTAGGTGGTGGCGTCAATGTCCAACGATCTATGTTGGCCAAGGTATTGGGTATCAAGACTTCCGACATTACCACACGTTCTGGTGACGAACTTAAAACATTCATTGAGGGACGACTCAAAGGTTTCAAAGACCCGCAAGTTATGAGTTCGTTCTCCAAGTCTATCGAAGCCACTTTAACCACAGTGACATCGCAGTTAGACGTATTCTTGGCTGGCATCGGCACTAAGCTGATGAAGAACATAACCCCAGCCCTGAAAGAGTTTGGTAAGGTCATGGAAAGTGGTGGTGCTGATAAGTTCGGCACTATGCTTTCAGAATTGTTCACAAATATCTTTAAGGGCATCGAAGCTATTGCTAAATCTCCAGCAATTCCGATGGTTATGAAGTTCATCGATTTCTTGGCTGGATCGGCAGACAAGATAATCATAGGAGCTGTGATTCTTCAGCTTGGTCGATTCTTAGTAAGCACAGGAGAAGGGCTTGGTCGATTTGTTAAACTAGTGCAATCTCTTGGTGTTGCTTCGACAGAAAGTGCTGCGGCAGTAAATGTTTTGGCTGCGGCAACTGAGCGTGAAAATCTGGCAATGGCATCTGGTGGTAGAGTTGGGGGCCTTGGCGTAGGTAATAAAGTAATGGGCGGTATGGCCGCTGAAGCAGCAGTTGCCACAGGAGCGGCAGCTATATCAATGGAAGCTCCAATGGCTGCACGTATAGCCCAAGCCCGCACTGCCATGGGTATACCAGAAGGTAAGCTACTCTCAAAAGCAGAGCAGATGGATGTTATGCTAATGGCTCGGGGTGGCAGTCCTCTATCAAAAACTAGATTACCATCTCAGCAATTTATGCCAAGTTGGTATGGAAAACAGCAAGAAACTGCTGTTCCGAGCGGTTGGCTTGCGAGCCAAGGTGGAATGAAAGGTCTCGGTGGAAAGGTTCTTGGCGGAGCCATGAACGGTGCAATGGCCTATGGTGGCATAAAACTCGGAGCCAGCATGTTGGGCATGGATCAAGGTTTACCTGGAGCGGGCACTGATGCATTAGCCGTAGGTGCGGGTGTGGGTTTAATGGCTGCCCCGGTTTTGGGTCCGGCTGCTATCATCCCTGCTGTTGCTGCTGGTGCGGCCAAGTTCTTAATGACCCTAAATGCGCAACTGACAGAAGCGGAAGACGCGTTTAAGAAAGGTCAAAAAGACCTTGAAGACCTGAATAAAAAATATCCGGAAGCTGCTCACATGACCCAGCTGCGTAACAAGCTGGACAAGATAAAAGCACAGCTTTACACGGAAGAACGCCGGACTCCGAACGCGGACGATCCTTTTGCCCAAATGAAACAAAATGTGAACGTTCAATATTTGCAGGGCAGGCAAGCAGCCATCGAAGCAGAAATGGCCCAAACTACCAAGGAAGGCCAAAAGGCAAAGCGTAATCCGTTTGCATTCTTATCTGATACTTCCAAGACTGACTTGGAGAAGAACATAACCTCTGCGGAAAACATACTTAAACAGGTTCAACTGGGGCATGGCCCACTCCGTGACAAGCAAAAGGCTTACTGGGAGTTTGCGGTAGCAGCTGCGAAGATACGGAAAGATATTCAAACACTTGACCTTAGAATTACGGATTCCGATCTTAAAGCCAAGCAGGATGAACTCGTAAAAGCCAGGGCAGCCTTGGATGCTTATGCTAAGTCAGTGGGACCCGGTGCAAGCAAAGATGTTAAAGCTAAGATAGATGCACAATCTAATAAATTGGATGAAGCTGAAAAACTGCTCTATCAAAAACAAGGTAGTCGATACATCGAAGAACGCCGTGGGGACATGAAAGATACCTGGAAGAAGATAGACTCACAGAAGCAAGAAATTCTGTCGGGCTTAGATACATCTATCGCTGGGCAAATGAAATCGGGACTCCTTAAGATTCAAAAGGAAATGGAGGAGAAGAAAGATATACTCGGAGCCGATTTCCCGGCTGCGCTCAAGAAAGCCCAGGACGCTTTCCGTAACACATTTAACATGCCGTTAAAGAAGTTACAGAACGAACTGGCTAATCTACAATTAGGTGGATCGGGGCAGAACGAAGTGCAGGCGCTAAAGATTGGTTTGGGTATAAAGAACGCACAAATTGATGAGAGAGTAAAAGCGCATCAAATGACCCCTGAGCAGGCAGCACGATTTAAGAAGCAAAATCAACAAGGGTTGGATGATCAACTGCAGCAAAAGAGTATAGAAGATCAAATGGCTAACCTGCAACTCGGTGACGAGACAATGAGCAGTGAAGAGTTGAGAAAATTGGGTTTAGCCGAACTTAAAAATAAGATCAATCAACGTGTGCATGAAGGAAAGATGTCTGCGGTTTTGGGTGCACAAATGCTTCGTGAAAAAACAGCAGCCAGTGATCAAGAAGCTGCTTATAAGCGGCAAACGATGCCACTGGAAATGGAACGGATCGACTATCAAAAGCAGATGCTTCCTTTGCAATCTCAACAACGTGTGCTCGATGTAGGTTTACAGAAGACTCTGCAACCTATACAATTTCAGCAGCAGACGTTGGGTCTGCAGGATACAATGCGTGCTGGTAGAACAGCCGATTGGAACCTTACAGCGACAGATCAGCGCTTACAAGAAAAAGCTGAGCAAGAAGCACGACGTACAGTTGCGGCTGAACGTGGTCCCATTTCCTATGCCGAGCGTGAGGCAGAGGCAGAAGAATCGTTACGTTCACAGATCGAGCAAGCCAAACTCGCTGGGGATGCCGCTGAAGCCAGCTTGGCTGTGTTACAGGAAAAGAATAGAATCGAAACTGCTGCCAATGACATACAGAATAGGCTTAATGCAGTAAATGAAAACATATTGGCATTAGAACTCGATAAAAAAGCAGCAGATTGGGTTAAGGCCATGGAAGGGGCCACAACAAAACAAAACGCAACTGGACGTGCCGCTGTAGGCGCGGCAAACGAAAAACTGCATGAAGCCGTGAGTGGTGGAAAAGCGTCCGTCGATATGAATGATGGAACAGAGTATGGTGTAACACCCGGTAAAAACAAATCATCTGCTCCGACAATACCGATCACAGTGCAGGAAGGCGCTAAAGTAACTTATAAAGATATAGATATCTGGATTCCCCAAATCCGGGAAGCCCTTTGTAAGTTGGCAACAAGTTCAGGGGCACGAGGTTAATATGGCTGGCATATCTCAGGTTACAATTGATGGAGTGGCTTTAGACATAGACCCGTCTGACTATGTTATGTTGGGCGGTAGTCGTCGTGGTTCTATTCATCGCACGATAGACGGTGGCACAGTATTTCAGGATCGCGGTATAAATGTAACAGACTTGGTTATACAAATATCAGGTATGTTCACTAGCGTCACGACACTGAAAGCCATTTACGCTATCTATAGAAAAATAGGTCATCAGGCCACTTTAGTTGACTTCAAAGGAAATACATTCACCGTTGTATTTACCCCAGGGGCGGAATCATTTCGCGCTCAGCCTATTTACGGGTCTAATGCCGGTTATACCTATACTATGACACTCAATGTCGTTGCCGTGGTAAATTGGTTCGGAACTGTTGGCGGATTCCCTTCCAGTACTTGACACTAGCTAGCGTTCGTGCTATACTAAAATACATCTGGAGGCAGCAAGAACATGACACGTATAGTATTAATTCGTCAACGTCCCAGTATAGGTGACTGCTTATTGCTGTCCCCTTTGGTTGAACAACTAAAGCTACATTATCCGGATTCAACTTTGACGGTTATCACCGATGCCCACTATTTAGGTGGAGCACTTCCCACTATCTTTCAAGGAATCACAGGAGTGGATCGAATTGAAACAATCGATTCACGTGAATGGACAACCTGGGATAACCGCAATATCGATCCGACGCTGTTTGGTTCGGCCACAGAGCCTCTTCCCTATACCGTAAGGACTGCAGACCTAACCTTTAATTGTAATGCTGCATTTATGGAGTTTGAACGAGCACATCAAGGCTTACCTCCTTACGGCATTTCGGAATTTTGGCTACGGCATCACTCGCTATACACACCGGATGCAAATCTACTTCCTCATTACAATGTTAATCCAGCAAAAGCACAAGAAATAGAAGAGTGGCTTACAAGCAAGGGTGTAGATAAACCTTTGGTAGGTATAGTGCTTCGATCAGCACACACTGCCCGCGATTGGGATTACAAGGGCTATTCTACACAAATAGCTGAATGGTTGCACACCATAGGTTACACACCTGTAGGTATTGATCCTATAAAAACACTCGAAAGCAGGCACGGATTTTCATGTATTGGGAAACCCATGGATACTGTGGCAGCCTTAATTAAACGCTGTGATCTAATCCTTACGCCCGATACAGGTTTACTACACCTGGCTCAGGCAGTAGGAACGCAGCAAGTGGCCCTGTGGGGTATCATGCCCCCAGAACTGCGTGTCAAAGATTATGATTGCACTGTTGTTCCTAAAGAAAGCCTCGGCTATTGCCAAGCATCAGATAAAGGCTGCGAATGTGCATGGCAATTCCAAAAATGGTCTTGTCTCCGGCGCATAACTCTAAGTATGATTATTGAAGCGCTGGGAAAGAGGTTAGCTAAATGACTATTCGTTCGACCTCACCGTTAACTGAAGAGCAAGTTATCGAAGTACTGCATATGCTGGATGAGGGATTTTCTCATCGAACTATTGCAGAAAAGTTTGGTGTGGGCCGAAAGGTAGTAAGTCGTATTCATACAGGAGAAACATGGCGAGAGTTTTCTCATCACTATGCCAAAGAAAAACCCGATCAAATAACTATCCCACTGTTGGGCTTATCCAATGACTTCTGTGATCTGCACGATGAGATCACCGCTGTAAAAAATAACTTCGGATTAAACTACAACCAACCTATTCATTGGGGTTGGTTTGAATCCTGGGACGGTCTGCACTCGGTTGTAAGCGATGGTTACATTATCTGGGAGTCATCTGATTTGGTAACTTATGCCCAACAATTGGTTCTTACAGGAATCAAAGGTGAACCTGTGTGGGCAGACAAAGCTGAAGAACTACCATCGTTCGAGTGCGAGGATATTATGAGTATGCCCGTAGGCGGACAATACACAGTTGTGTCACAGGATAATGGAATTGTGAAACTTACTCGTGGCGATAGATGTGTCTACCTGCAACAAAAATATGTAGACATAGCAAAAAGGATGAAATTAGATATTAGGGAAGTCAGACAAAAGTGTAACTTAGTATATTTCACACGCCTAAAGCCTAAGTCATCCTTAAATCCGACACATGTTGTTATAGCATGTGCATCAACCTTGGAGGCATAAAGTGGAAAAAAAGATCAAAAAAGACCAACCAGTTCATAGAGTTGACCAAACTGAAATTGTGACCAAGAGAGAACGCACTACCATAGCAGATGTGCGTAAGGTAGCAATCATGAAAGACCTTCTTGATATTATAGCCGATGAAGACTTGGATGCTGTTTTCTTGGCTATGCTTGAAAACGTCAAGGGTCTTGGTTACAAACTGAGGGGAACTCCCGAAGAATTGCTGGAAGCGGTTAACAATGGCGCATAAACCATACATTTTGGTGCTTCGTCAATTGGGTGGAATTGGGGATTTTCTCGCGCTCTCGTGCGTAGCCCGAGGTATGCGTGAGAAATACCCAAACCACACACTTAAGTTGATAACTGCCAGCATTTATCTGGGTGGGGCTCTGGTTGACATAGCCGAGCATAATCCCTACTGGGATGAGATCATAATCGTTGAACCTAACGATATGACCGATGAGAAAACGAAAAATGTGTGGGGCCGATACTACGGCAGCAGTCCAAGCATTGAAGAAGAACTGTTTTGGAAAATGGCCGATATAAAAGTGGGCTTAAACACAGCGTGTGTGGAGTATGAATGGCCTGCTCAGGAAACCCCAGAAGGCGTGCAAAAGCCTCGATACCAAGTCTGGTGTGAAGCTGCTGAAGTTACACCATCTAGCTATGCGCCGATCTATCGTGTGACAAAAGATGAAGCACGAATAGCCAAGAATTATGCCGATGAACACTGGAAAGACAAGAAAGTTGTCGGCGTAGGTTTGAGTGCGTGCGACAAGAAACGTGCTTGGAGTATCGGCAAATTAACGGCACTTTGTCAACAGTTATCGGCACAAAACTTACACGTAGTAACCATAGACCCTGTATGTCGGATAGATGGTTTTGATGGTTTTATAGGCAAGCGTATTCGAGAACTTATGCCCATGATTGCAAATATGGATGCTATGGTATCCGTAGATTCTGGTATGCTCCATATGGCCGGAGCGTTGGGCGTCCCCGTGATCGGAATCTTTGGGCCGACTGATTATAAAATGCGTATGGGCAATTATCTCGGAAGTGCAACAGATAGCCGACAAATAGTGGATTGCGCTCCTTGCTGGTATAAATATCCTTGTCTTGGTAACAATCATTCGTGTAAACCTTACGAATGCTTAGAAAGAATTTCGGTTGATAGTGTAGTAGAAGAGACACTTCGTTGGACAACAGTATAGATATGTGTTATAATATACTTGGTTTAATCGTAGGAGAATCTTTATGTCCGCTATTCTTGAGATCGAAAATGACGCAGGTACTCCGATCACATCGGCCAACTTCGGCGCTGTAAACGGTGGGGCATACCAGCAACTCAAATTTGTTTTGAAGAACATTGGAACAGATTCTGCTACATCTGTGCAATTATCTATTGCACAATTAGCAGCCAACGACGGCATTAACTTTGTAACGATGGCTACGGATATCGCTGGAAATCCAGGAGCGTTTAGCAGCGCCGCAATAAATGTTGGAACTTTAGTGGCTGCGGCCATTTTTACATTTTGGTTGCGCGTAACAGTCCCGACAGGCGCAACACCAGCGGGTAATCCCAGACAATGGGATACAATAGCGACATATACGGGCACGTAAACTACCACAGTAGGAGGATCAGCGCATGCCAGCCAGTTTTTCTTGGGCACAAACAGTAGGGGCTCCCGCTGGAACCAGATCAGACCTCGGTTCTTCGGGAAATCTTGCTAACTTCAAAAATGTAGATAGTATAGGTACAAGTGACTATACATCGTATCCTGTCCCAGCGGGAAGCAATTCCTATGAAGTCTGGTTACAGGGACATTGGTACGGCACATTCAACTCGATCTATGATGTTCGCTTCTGGATGAGCACAGACTTTTCACCCAACACCGGCTTAACTGTTAAAGTTAAGTGTGATCAGGCAACCTATAACCAGCCTACGAACGCCACGTCGTCAATCGCTACCAGCACAATTGGTACCTCCGATCCTGGAGTTTCGAATGTAAGTATCGGTGGCAACTTGTCGTCTTCGCTCAACACTTCCGGTTACAGTGACTATCTGGTTATGCAGCTGCAGACTACGACAGCTGCCCCGGCAGGAGATACATCCTTGGCCACTTTCTCTCTCTCATACATCGAGACGTAGTAATTAACACAGGAGGCAATTTGGATGGAGGCAGCAATCAATAGTAATCTCGATCAGAGCATTGAGTTTAGAGATGACTTGCGCAAACCAAAAGTTGTATTTGGTCGTTGCGGAATAACCGGAGAATGGGGTAAATGTATAACCATAGACCTCGGTGACATAAGTGTTCAAACTCCTGACACCGAGCGCGGTGTGACAATTGATGACGAGACAGGTAGTGCTGAGTTTAAGTTTTGGAAGCCTGTAATAATCCAAAACCAAATGACGGTAAGCGAACTTGGCTTGCGTAAATTGTTGGAATACATGGAGTCTCAAGATAACCCCATTCCAGTGCTCACACCCGAACTAGTCTATAAATGGATGGTGATATACGATGATGGCTCAGCGCTTACGCAGTTTAGGATTAAACCTGATACAGAGGACGAGGAAGAGGTTAATTCTAGGGAGATTGATTTCTCAAGAGTTGCACAGATCAGTATCGTTCCGCACTTTGATCCCGAGTTGCCCACTTATACTTTTGTAAAAGAAACAGGCAAAATATATCGGGCAGGCGAAGAAATTGATCTGATGTATGACGGTCTCTATCAGCCGGAGGCTACGGTTGTGTATGCCCGCAAGGTTACCCATACATGGGGCAGCCAAGCAACGAACGATCTGAGTCGTCATATCACTAACACACATACTAATGTGGTGCAGCTTTTGGGTTGGAAAGTCGGAGGTTTGCAGGGACCGGGACCCGGCATGATAATTGCCATTGATGAGCGGGGTAACTGGCGACCATTCGATTACATGTAGGTGAGCTATGTCAACGAGTTATCCATCAAACTTAGATGATTTTCTGAATCCGATTGGGACTGACATCCTCGATAATGCCAATCCTGCCCTCAAACACGCCACACAGCACGACGATGCCAATGACGCTATTGAGGCTATAGAAGCCAAACTAGGGGTGGATAGCTCAGCAAACACAACTACCATAGACTACAAGATTAGAAAGGGCAGCTTCATTAGAAACACTGCAACAGTTCAAACTGATTTGATTGTGGCTGCGGCTAATGATATAACCAAAAATCTACCCACCGTGGGGAAAGGTTGCACAGTCATCAGGATAGCTACCGATTATCCGGCCTGGGTTAGAATATATGCTAGTGAGGCTGCCAGGACTGCTGATGCGGCTCGTGAACAGACAACCGATCCTACTGCGGGCTCGGGTGTGTTGCTTGATGTAGCTACCGTAGCTGGGGCACTTTCTATCGATCTGTCACCCGCTGTATTCTTGGCCAGTCTTGAAAGCAGTCCGGCAACTTACTTACCCATAACAGTGACCAATAATGATACTGGAAGTCGGGCTATCACTGTTACAGTTACTTTGATTCCTACTGAGGGTTAACTACATGAGTCAAACTATAAATGCTCGTGCAAACATATCTAAGGGCAATACCTATGCATACTATGCTGCGCCTTCTAACAATTCTGATGCTTTATTTAGGGCATGGGGCAAAGCTCTGTCGGATGCAATGGCTTATGTAGGTCTAATAAAGACTAACGACTCAGGACAGATAGACTGGAATACTGTAGCTACACCTGCTGCCGTTAATACCTTACAAGGATACGAAATATGGCGTTTTAATGACGCACTTCAAAGTAGTAATCCTGTTTATTTTCGTATCGATTATGGCAGTCAGTCTGGTAATAAACTTTATCCTAGGATCGATTTACAGGTAGGGCATGGTTCGAATGGGTCAGGTACCTTAACAGGATTACTATCTGCATCTTTTACAGTGGCTATCGCCGCTTATGGTGCTACACTCTGCCCGTGCTTTGTAAGTAGTGATAGTGGGCGAATAAATGTTGCTATGTTTACTACAGGTGTTACAAACTCAACTATGTTATTTTACATAGAACGCCTCAAAGATGACTCGGGCAACCCCACTGCATCTGGTGTAAACATAGTTACTGCAGCTGCTGCACGCTTGCAACAACTATTGCCTAGCAATGGATCGGCTTATCCAGCTTCAGCGATGACAGGGGTTCAAGCTGCGGTTCCACCTTCTGGTAATGGCTCCTATGGGGTAAACTTAGGACTTTTCCCTATCTTACCAAACTTAGGTTATGCCGGAAATCCGGATTTAGGCGGAATTGTACATTTTTCAGCGGATACTGGTAGCGTAGGGGGAATAACTATAACCGTTAATTTGTATGGTCAAAATCATACATACATTACTGCTAATACACTTGCAGCTAATAATGTGGGTGGAAATAGCACTTCAAATAGCATAGCTATAAGGTATGAATAATCATGGCTACATCAACCTATGCAGCATACCCAAGCAACAGTTCGGATGCGCGTTTTAGAGCGTGGGGCAAAGCTCTGTCGGATGCTCTTGCAGCAGTCGGTTTAGTAAAAACTGATGACGTAGGTCAAATTGATTGGGCTACTGTAACTAGACCTTTAAGCGTAACGCTCTCAATGGGTTATGAAGTATGGCGATTTAATGACGCACTTCATAGTAGCGATCCGATATTTTTTAGGATATCATATGGCAGCGGAGCAGCGACAACCAGTCCTTGTATATGGGTTACTGTAGGTCACGCCACAGATCATGCTGGAAACTTTATAGGAATGACTTCTAGGGAGTTTACTATAAGATGTGGTGGTTACAGAGATGCAAATACCTATAACTGCTATATAAGCAGCGATGGGGGCAGAATCAATATTCTACTATTTGCGAATGTGGGATCAGGTGTATCAGCATTAGTTTTTAGCATCGAGCGTCTTAAAGATACGTCAGGAAATCCACTAGCTACGGGTGTAAACATCATTACGGGAGATTCGACTGCCAGGTACCAACAATTACTCCCAGCTTTGGGCTCCCCTAGGGCAGCTATGGCGACTTATCAATGTGGTGCTCCACCAAGTGGTGATGGGACATACGGTACTACCGTAGGAGTATTTCCTATTTTACCTAATATAGGCTATGCAGGTAACCCAGATTTAGGAGCTTTATGTTATTTTACTGCAAACATAGCCGGAGAAATAACTGTAGTAGCGCAACTCTATGGAACAAATCATACCTATATAACGGCAGGAGCAATGGCCACAGGATCAACTGCCATCGGGGGCAATACAACAGACAACAGTCTTGCTGTGAGGTACGAATAAATGGCAGCAAAAACAATTAGCAGCAAAAGTAAAATTATCCCATATTACTATGCTGGCGGGTTAAGCTCACCAAGCAAACTTGGCCAGGTTTCGAAGACACAGGTGCAAATCGTAGCTAAGATTGGTGGAGGAGGTGGGGGTGCACGTCCCACTTCAGGGCAAATGTTCCCTCGGGGTGTATAGCAGTGAGCATAGCATTTCCTGCAAGTTTAGATAGTTTCGTAAATCCCGGTCCGTCTGACTTAATGTCAAACGAGAACGCTGCACTCAATCACGACACCCAACACGCCGTATTGAACAACTGTGTGTCCGCACTCGAAACAAAAATAGGTGTGGATAACTCAGCTGTAACTACATCGCTTGATTACCTAGTCAAATCTGCTGTAAACCCAGGACATACACACGATAATTATGTGGCTTTGACGGGTAACCAAAGCATAGCAGGCGTAAAAACATTCTCAGGCGGAACGCTTTGGCTGACCGGCAGTTACCCCCAATTTATTGCGAACGCGGATACGGGGACAGAGGCAAGATTCGCATTTTATGTTAATAACAGTGCACAATTTTACTTCGGAGGCTCCACATCGGGTCTGGTTCTGTATTCTTACGCTGCCTCGGCTAATATCGTAATCGTAGATACCAATAGTAATTTTGCATTCTACGGTTCGGCTATGTATAGCAAAGTCAAGACAACGTTTCACTCTACAGCAACCGACACAGTGCCTCTGGGTATTAAGGGTTACACCGGGCAAGCCACTTACCTTACTGAGTGGCGTAAATCCACTGGTGGAGCTATTTTGGCGGTAGATTCTACGGGGCAGCTAATATCTGCCGTTGCAACCGGCACGTCACCATTCTCGGTCACCTCTACCACGGTAAACTCGAATCTAAATGCGGATATGGTTGATGGTGTTCATGGGACTTATATTGTAGAGACGAATACGATACAAACCATAACAGCAAAAAAGACGTTTAATGCGGGCTGCTTTGAGGCAGCTGGGAGTTTTTCATCTTATGTAGCGGATGGTGTTTTCGGAGGTACCGCACTTCCTGTTAGATTTGGTTTCCCGAATAACGCTGATTCCGGTCTTTACATTGGTTACGCTGATGCAGGGGCTGCGCAATACTACCCGTCAATAGGGGTTTTGCTAACAGCTGGGTCAGCATTTACTTCTACCTTAAAATTGTTCCAAGTATATAGGTATGGAGAAAGTGCTCTTCGCTATTATGTAACAGCTGCTGGAACACATGTATGGGGAGACGGTACAAACACTCCCGATACAAACCTCTATCGGGGAGGTGCAAATGTGTTAAAAACAGATGATACATTTACAGCGGGAGGCTATACAGCCATAGCCGTAATAGACGATAGTATTAGTGCCGCAATTACAACGTTGCACAGCAATTTGTCACAAGGTTTGGGTTTCGGATACAATACTATGGCTGCTATAGGTTCGAGTGCCGATGTGAGCATAAACATTAATGCTAAAGGGACCGGTTATGTTAGAATTACAGGTCCTCTTGTAGCTTTGAGCGGTTATAGAGCCAGTGATGGCTCAGTAGGTATTTCGGCCACAAAAACTTCATTATCATCCGTTACTATTACAGACGGAATAATCACAGCATGGTCATAAAGGAGGCAACAAATGAAAGTAGATAGTTTGAATCAACCACTTAAAAACTTTGACGGTAACGCTATCAAAGACGACAAGGATGTAGAGTTTACGTATAAAATAGGGTTACTCAATTGTCTTGGGTCTATAAAAGCAGCTGATGGCAAAGAGTCCGTGCAGGTGTGGAAACTCGGAGTAGCTTTAGCAGGAGCTGAAAACGGTGATATAGTAATCACTGCCGAAGAACTCTTGCTGCTCAAGAAAGGCGTTGAACAAAATAATCCTGGATATTTTCCTGTGGTTCAGGGACAACTATTTGAGTATCTTGAAGCACAGAATGTTAAGTAAGGGTAAACAATGTGGCTCAGTATCGTGCTCCCGGTCTTACATACAGACAAACTGGATGGTATTACAACGGCTATGCCAATAGCACCGAAGTAGCCATTGCTGCTTGCGCACGTATAAGCAAGGCTGGGGCTGCCACCCTTTCAGGACAATCTCGAATTAGTGCGGTTGGTAATTCTATTTTAACATTCAAAAGTAGAATTACCAGCCATTATGACTCGGGGCTCATTTACAATAACCCCAGAACAACCTACAATGGGCTTCTAGCACCACTAACTACACTGTCTTTACGGGCCAGTGTAACTGCAACTCCTGTACGCATAAAAGTTTTTGATGCTAAAACACGCATATCCAGGAGTGGCCTTAGAACTTCAACAGCTCGGGCACGCATAAGTATAACCGGTAGCTCTAACCTGCACATTCGCGGTAGGGTTATTGGGACGCGTAGTGTAACCCTTTCTCAGCAAGCTCGAATAGCTAAATCAGGACTTGCCACATTATCATCACAATCTCGAATAAGTGTAATCAGCAATTATAGTTTGACTGCTCAAAGTAGAATTTCTACGAAGTATTCTACAACACTTTCTCAGCAAGCTCGGATAATTAAATCCGGACTTGTTACACTAGCGTCACAGTCTCGAATAAGTGTGATTAATAGCACCAGCCTGACAACTCAGGGTAGAATCGCTGCAAGTTCCACAGTAACTCTTGCACAACGATGTCATATAAACAAAACTAATCTTAGCACCCTGCTAACTCGGGTGCGGATAAGTGCAATCGGCAATTCTAGTTTGACTGCTCAGAGTAGAATTGCACAGTCTTCCCTTGTATCTATTTCACAAAAAGGACGTATAACCGGTATTGGACTTATTTCGATCTCTCAACGAGCCCGGATCGCCAATACCCATCTCACTACCCTATCGTCTCAGACGCGCATAGACGTTGTTGGGCACGCCGATATAAGTGTGCAAAGCCGAATTATTGCAAAGTATACAAGCACACTTGCCAAGCGGGCTTGTATAGTCAAAACCAACACGCGTAGTTTGTCTACACAGTCTCGAATAAGTATAAATGGTAGTGCTGACCTAACTACTCAGAGCAGAATTATTGGAAGATACAGTGCAACACTTTCACAGCAAGCTCGCATAGCTGCCAGGAGCGCACAGACTATCAGTAGCTTGGCAACCCTTGTTTACAAGTACACCACTACAATAGCTGCCCAAACTCGCATAGGTAAGCACCACAGTAGTAGCCTAAGCGCTCGATCTTCGATCTACTACGATAAGTACAGCTCAGGTTACATCTATAATAACTCCAGAACGACTTATAATGGACTTTTGGCTCCGCTGACCACAGTATCCCTGCTCGCACGCATCAGTGCTCAACGGCGGCACATCACCGCCAAAGGTCGCGTTATTCCATCGATAAGTCTCCGAACTCGAATAGCGCGCCGTCAAGGTTGGCCTATTATAGATTATACTGAGGATGCATTCGTTTCTTGGACAGATACAGAG